CTATTGGCGTATGACAAGACAGAGTGCCTTGAATTTATGGAAAAACTGTATCATCACATGGGATGGTCTACAGAAAAGCTGCATGAGAATCCGGCGTTTGCCGGAGTGGGAAAGGAGAAAAAGACATGATAGCACGTTTCTTACAGGATATTGTCGTGAATGACGCTGAGAAGAACATGAAAATGACTATTGATAAGGGCGAAGAACTTTTTGCAATCGACAGAGGAACCCATTATGAACTGAGAAAGGCTGACGGATGGGGAACCATGGCTCCGAAAGAGTGTGAGGGAGAATATTATGAGATCATCAAATGATTTTTACAAGGAGGAACCATGCAAAGAGTAACAAAACAATATGTATGCGACCGGTGCGGTACAGAAATAGATGGGGAAAACAGCAGTAGGTTTCATAAGAGGTGGTTGAATATATGTGGCATCCATGCCAAGGACGGATTCTTGGACGGAGCAACAAATGTAGATTTGTGCCCTAAATGTAGGAAAAGTTTTGATAGGTGGATGAGAAATGGAGGGGATTGAACCATGCACGATACCAAGCCACAGCTCTTTATCATGGATGAATGGCTCGGAGAACCCATACCGCTTGCGGAAATTAAGGAAATATCTGAGCCTACACTGGATGAAGAGTATGATATGCCGGATATTGCTCATCTGAAAGAGGGATTTGAAATACCTTTTGAAGTGAAAATGAAGAAATCTGCCATAAACAAGCTGTTTCAACCGTGTTTCGGCAGAGAACCTTACAGAAATCTCGAAAAATGCGCCAAGTGCATACTGAAAAAGGACTGTGTTGTGGCGAAAATCGAGAACAATTTCAACATGAGATTAAGGGCATACCGCCCTTGATAATAAATTACAAGGAGGACACCAATGGAAGAGAAAGAAAAGAAACCGTGGAGACCGCCAGAAGCGGCACATTTACCCGATCCGATAGCGTATGTCATGCAGGGGTTTGAGGGATTACCGAAAGAACGGCTGGTACCGCCATTACAAACATTTGACAGAGTGATGCAACACTCGGCATTTACCGAAAACCGATGGTGGGAAAATGCAAGACAGATAACGGCAGCATCATCGGCAGAACAGTTGCGGAGAGTGAGCATCGAAAGAGCACGCTACCTCGGAGAACCATGGCCAGATTTCGATGATATACCGGTTGCGAGTATCACAGAGGATTTTTCACAGAAATGTCAAAATGCCACAATCGGATTGTTAAGAGACCAGGTAATAGCATCATGCGCTATTCCGGGAGAAACATTGTTTGGAGACATTTTTAACCAGTTAGGTATTAAGGAGGACAATATGGATAGAAGTTTAGCAGACAAGAAATTTAAGAAAGTAACTATCGAGTGCGAGGACGGCACGACTTACGCCGGAAAGATCAATCATATATGCGGTAGCCCGTATCGTTGGGACAAACTGTGTGTAGAAGCAATGGTTGAGGACAAGCCCATTGGAGCATACGGTATCGAGAAAGTCCTGTTCCAGAATCCGGCAACAATCGTATTTTGGTCTGACGGCACAAAGACGGTTGTAAACTGCATGGATAATGTGGAAATCAAGAAAAAGGTTGTTGATGGCAAGGAAGTAACCATTCGTAAGCCTAAAAAGGCTGATACCTATTCTGAGGAAGCCGGTCTGGCTATGGCTATCGTGAAGAAATGGGCTGGCAACAACGGAAATTACAACAACATCTTCCGTGAGTTCATTCCTGAGATGGCACAGGCTGAAAAAGAGGCAAAGAAAGCTGCCAAGAAAGCTAAAAAGGCACAGAAATCGGAGGAATAACCAATGACGCTGAGGGAATTTGCCAAGGGATATGATGGCAACATTATGCTGAAAGCCTTTGAGAATGAGAAATCAACGGCTCCGACAGCAATTATGATGACTCAGATTACAGATTCTATCAAGGATGAGGTTCTTGACAAGGAAGTATACAGCTACACAATGGTCTGCGCTTCATTGTTTGAACGGTATCTGAGAGTGAATTTTGAAGCTGTGCCGGAGATCCCGGATGAAACGGAGGGAACTGAATGAGAAAGATATTTTTTGACACAGAGTTTACCGGTCTGCATCAGAATACAACGCTCGTAAGTATCGGATTGGTTTCTGATGAGGGCGAAAGGTTTTATGCGGAACTGACCGATTATGATGAGACACAGTGCGATGATTGGATTACCAAGAATGTTCTGGATCATCTGCTCCTGAGTGGCAACACGGAGCTGGAAAAGGAACTGGAAGAGGATGAGCTTACGACAAGAGTGATCGGCAACAGGGACGATGTGAGAACAGAATTGCTTAATTGGCTTGATGGTTTCGGAGATGATATTCAGTTTGTCTCTGATGTGTGCCATTACGATATGGTTTTATTATGCGAGCTGATTGCAGATGGAGCCATGTTGCTGCCGGAGTACATCAATCCGTTTTACCATGATCTCTGCCAAGATATTTCAATGATCCTGGATATTTCAGAAAAGGCAGCTTTTGACATTTCGAGAGAACAGCTCCTTACAGACAGAGGAATTGATTTGCCGAAAGGTCAAAAACACAATGCACTCTACGATGCGGAAGTTATCAAGGCAATCCATGAGGACTTTTTCTCCGTGGGGGGGGGGTAAAACAGGGAGGTAAGAATGGATAAGGGACAAATCTTAATGGATTACCGCTTGGCGAAGAACCATAAGAGACAGATACCCATTCTTGCGGACTTAAATGCGTGCGACACGCAGACGATAGTAGAAATTCTGGAAGAGGGCGGTTACAAGCGTATGTTCAATACGAATGGTGTGGATATTTCCGTGAAGAAAACAGAGATTGAGCAAAAGTATTCTTCCGGGGAATCCATAGCTGCCCTTGCAATGGCGTATCACATTTCAAAGAAACAGATTAAGGTACTTCTCGGAGTAGAAGAGACGGAGGAAAAGGGAACCATGTCTGAGCAGGAAATGATAAAGAAACTCGGAGAACTTACGAGCGAGGTTGAAAAACTGAAAGCAAACAAGAAATCTCTGGAAGAAAGAAATGCGAAAGTAGAAAAAGAGAATGACAATCTGAGGAAACAGATTGAACAGCTTGAAAGTTTCAATGCAGAGCTGGATGCCACAGTCAAGGAACAGACTGAAATGCTGAATGGTGGAAAATTATATGAGGATTATCAGGAAGTTTGCATTAAGAACAGCAAACTCAACGCAACGGTTGATGTTCTGGTAGAGAAAATCAGTATGTTAAAGGCGGTGGGCTGTCATGGATAATGGAATGGAACTCAGAGTGAAAGATTATTGTGCTTTCTGCCCTGATTTTGAAGCTGACGTTGATAAGGTTGATATTACTGTATTGGCGGATTGTACCCAAAGGGCATTAACCACAATCAGATGTGAACACGCCGAAAAGTGCGAAAGAATATATGGGAGAATACAGGAGGGCAGAACCAATGAAACAACGGTGGTACAAAGTAGTGTTTGAAACCATTGAGAGAAAACCAATCCGCAGAACTGTTACCGTATGCAGTACGGACAGTGTTCATGCGTCTGCTCTGGTATATCAGCAGTTCGGCAGGAAGAAAATCAAGGTAAAATCTGCCAAGAAAGTAAAGGAGAACACATGAGGTACAGAAAAAAGCCTGTCGTGATTGAGGCGATTCAATGGACTGGAGAAAACCAGAGGGAAATGTTTGACTTTCTTACCAATGGCGAGAAGAAAGACGAATACATGGAGGCGTTTGGAGAACATTTCCGCATAGACCACGCCGCCGTGAAAGGCGGATTGGTAATCAAAACTTTAGAGGGAAATCATTTGGCTAACATTGGAGATTACATCATTAAAGGTGTTGCCGGAGAATTTTACCCTTGCAAACCGGATATTTTTGAAAAGACTTATGAGGTGGCAGAGTAATGGGAAAACCGATTGATATTTTTGAAAATCAGGAGCAGTTGGAAGAGTGCCTGAGAGAGTGGCAGCATAGGTTATTCCTTGATGGGTGGCTAATACTGGCGCACGTTGAGGATAAAATTATGAATCCTGACGGAGAAGAGGTAATTGATGCCGCCGGATATAACACATTCGTATTTGAATCCAGTCAGGCAAACATCCAGTTACTCAGCGATGAATCTTACAAAGAGAACAATACGCTGTTCAAACATTGCATGGAAAAGGATCTTGTGCATGAACTTTTACATTGCAAGTATGATTGGATGGGAAATCAGGGCGGAACCTATGAGGGTGTGTATCTGGATGCAACCGAACACCAGAAGTTAGAGGAAATGGCAAAGAGTCTTATCATGGCGAAGTATGGTGTCGGTTATGATTACTTCATGTGAGGTGCAATATGACAACAGTGGTGGTCTATAAGACCGATACAAAAGAAATTCTGGCAGCTATTCCGATGGACGGCGGAGATGCCGTCTGCCGGAATGATGTGGAATTTCAGATTTACAACGGAACAGAGCCAATATTCACGGAAACTCCCGGAGGAATCGTATTGGCAGAAAACAAATTTATGATAAAGATGGAGGGCAACAACAATGAAAAATAAAGGAACAGGGATTATTGTCGGCATCGTAGCCGCATTTGTATTACTGATAGCAGGAATTTTTGTAAGTACCAACAACAGAGCGGTTTCGTTGGAGGAACAGGTCTTTACGGCTGACTCTGATATTCAGGCACAGGAGAAACGCAGAACGGATCTTATCTACAATCTGGCAGATTGCGTCAAGGAGTACGATAAGCATGAGGCAGAGACTCTTCTTAATGTCGTGGAAGCAAGAGGAAACAATGGCAGCACCACAGATATTGAGAATGTGACAACTTCCATAGCTGCGGTTGCCGAAGCATACCCGGAATTAAAATCCAATGAGAATTACAAGGAACTGATGAATGAGCTTTCAACCACAGAGAATATGATCCTGCAGTACCGCACTGCCTACAATAACGAGGTAAGAGCATATAAGAAATATGTGCGTAAATTCCCTTATAAGCAGATCTTGGGAATTATGGGATATGAGGTTATCAATTACAACTACCTGGAATACAGCGAAGAGGACAGACAGCCGGTAAGCAATCTGTTTGGAGAATAAGCCTATGAGGAAAGGGAGTAAGATAATCTACTCCGGCAACGGTTGGGATATGACGGTGCGTGAACTGATGTTTAGCATCGTCATTATCCTTATCATGCTTATGGGTGGTTTTTTCATTAGTGAAAAGATAGCTTCACACAATGACGAACAGAATCAGGAATACTATCAAGCCATGCAGATTGATGGAAATGCAGAACTGTTTCAGTATGGTATGCGAACTGATGCGGGAAATGCGTTTGTGAAAGGAAATCTGGTGGCAGTAGACCCTGTTACAGATCCGGGCATAGGTGGAGTACCAACTGCCTACATAAAGGTTGAGGAACAACACTACAACCGACATACGAGACAGGTGGCACATACACGGACGGTAAATGGGAAAACGCAGACTTATTACACCACGGAGGTATATTATTCGTGGGATTACTACGATAGTTGGGAAAGCCATAGTCAAACGGTGTCATTCCTTGGTGTGGAGTTTCCGTATGGGAAAATCCAGATGCCGGGGTCTTACCTGTATGACACAATTAAGCAATCGTCCCATGTGAGGTATTTGTACTATGTTATCAACACGGAATACAGCGGAGTTATCTATGCCAATCTCAAAGATAATACCATAGAGGACGGAACACCGTTCATTCAGGCAGATACGATAGATGAAGCGGTGGACTATATGGTTTCAAACGGAACTGCCGGGTTGGTAATTTTCTGGGTTGTATGGGTAATTCTGATTGGAGCTGCTGTGTTCGGGTTCTGCTATTTTGATAATAAGTGGTTGGAGGATTAGAGATGTATATTGTAGACCAGGATCGTAGCAACGTAGTGAACATCGGCAATATCAAAAGCATTGCACTCAACGGAAAAAGAATTACTGCCGATGATTACACACTTGCAGCTTACGACACAGAACAGAGAGGGAAAGAAGTATTTGAACAGTTACTCGGAAACGCTTTTCCTCCTGATATGATAGTGGCTAAGAATTGTAACATATCTGAGGATGCCGTAAAGGACCTAGCAATGGATCATAGCATTATTATGGTTCGTGGCAACGGACAGGCGGATGTTACAGCGTATAGCTGCGGAGTTTATTATATGCCGGAGGAATAAAAGAATGGTAGATGTTATTTTAGCAATCATTTGGATTGCGATATTGGTGCTTTACATTGTTGTTGGTTGGAAAGATGCAAAGTCCAACAATGAAGTGAAGAAAGAAATTACACAGATGAATGAGCTGCTGTTGGAACAGAACTCTCAGCTCAAAGAACAGAATAAACATCTCAATATGGTTATTCTGAGCGTTTGCAGTAAGAGTGTGAGAGATCGAAAAAATGCGGAGGGAGGAAAAGATGCACAGACAGAGACGGGCGGCAAACAGACCACATTGGAGAAAGAGACCGGAACGGAGAACACGACCACAGCCGCAGATAGAAGAACCTCTGTTTCAAGTGAGGTATGATGAAAGACCGATAGAAAGATATGCCGAGTGCATGGAGATGGATATATTCAATGCAGGACGCGATGGCGCAACAGAATATGTTCATAAAAAATTAGCGAGCGGAATAGGGTTAAAACTTGCCGACGAGGGTTTTATCAAATTTGAAACAAACGAAAATCCGGCGCGCCGTGGCATTACAATCCGTGCGTCAGTGAATGTGGTAAAACCTTAAATATTACAGAGCCGTGTAGAGCCGTGAGAAAGGATGAATTTTCATGGCTCAACACGAACTATCGAATAAAGAGATTATCGTAAGGCTTCTGAAAAGCAATCTGAGTGACTATGACAATCTTCTGTCCTTACTCGGAATGGCAAATGAGGTTATCCGGGAAGATAAAGAACTTTCACGGAAATTAGCGAATAAGGTCAGATTCCTTGCCCTGAGACTATGTGCGACAGGAGATATTAAATACTACGATTTGTACAATAAGGCTCTTTTGTTCTTGGCACAGGAACATAAGGATTTTGACTCTTATCTGCTTTATGTGGAAAAAAATAGAGATCCAGAGGACAGATACTATCAGCCACGAAGAAATAAGATTTATTGGCTTGTACAGAAGATGCAGAGGCTTATTGATGATGAGTTGGATATTCTATCAATATCAATGCCTCCTGGCACCGGCAAGACCACACTGGGAGAGTTTTTCATATCGTTTGTAATGGGGCATTACCCAAACACACCAAACCTTATGTCCTCCCATTCTGGATTCATGACGAGAATGTTCTACGATGCCGTTCTCAACATAATTACCAGTAATGAATATTGTTGGAGCGATGTGTTCCCGGATATTGTATTTGAGGGAAACAACGCAAAAGAAGAGACAATAAACCTTGGAAGATGGCAGCCGTTTAAGACACTGACCTGCAGACCAATCAGAGGTTCCCTTACCGGTGTTACCCGTTGTGAGGGATTTCTGTATGTGGATGATTTGGTTTCCGGTATCGAAGAGGCTCTGTCTATTGATCGTCTGGATAAGTTGTACGGAGAGTACACCACAGACCTTAAATCTCGTAAAAAGAAGAAAGCAAAAGAGATCCACATTGCAACCCGATGGAGTGTGCATGATGTTATTGGCCGGCTTGAAAGAATGTATGAGGGCAATCCGAGGGCAGAGTTCATTGCTGTTCCAGATATTGATCCTCAGACCGGAAAAAGCAACTTTGATTACGATTACGATGTTGGATTTGATGAGAAATACTTCCACGATATGGAAATGTCGATGGATGATGTTTCATATCGCTGCCTGTATAAGAGCGATCCGATTGAGAGAGAGGGTATTCTGTATCATCCAACAGAATTACAGAGATATATCGGAGGACTGCCGGACAGAGAACCGGATTCTATATTGGCAATCTGCGATACCAAGGACACCGGTACAGACTACAACTTCCTCGGAGTTTTCTATCAGTATGGAGACAGATACTATCTGGAAGATCTGGTATTCAAGAACATCGACCCTGGGACCTTGGACGAACTCAACTCAGATATGCTTGTTAAGCATCATGTACAGCAGGCACAGTTCGAGAGCAACAAAGAGGGTAGCAGAACCGCAAATGAAGTTGAGAGACTTGTCAAAGCAAAAGGCGGCAGATGCCATATCACGAAGAAATACACTACTCAGAACAAAGAGACCAAGATCATCGTCAATTCTTCATGGGTTAAGGAACACGTCATATTCAAGGATATTACAGAATATGAGCCTAAGAGTGATTACGGTGTGATGATGTCATTCCTTTGCAGTTATACACAGCTCGGAAAGAATAAACATGATGATGCGCCGGACACTCTGGCAATGTTCGCCCAGTTTGTAGATGCTCTTCTTGGCGGAGAGGGACAGGTAGTAAAGAGAAGTGACTTAGGAATATAGAAAGGGATAGCATGGGACAATATAGTTTCGCCACCAACTTAAAAAAAGAAAGAACGAATAGGGGAATTACACAACACGAACTTGCAACGGGCGTTCATGTGGCGCAGAATACCGTGAGCGATTGGGAACAATGCAAAAGTTATCCGTCAATCGACAAGATATACGATATAGCAAATTTTCTCAAAATCCCTGTAAGCAAGTTGATTTCTGATGTTCAGAAAAATGGCTGTAAAGCCGACTGCACACAGAAAAACAAATTTTTTTGAAAATTTTGTTTATTCCACTTGACAAAGAATGTTTAGTACGCTATACTACGACCATACCAAGTGACACGGATATAAGTTAAGCGGAGTGAACACAAGGTATTTGGCATTAAAGTTTCTCCTAACCATTACGGCACAGCAACAGTGCCGTAATATGGGAAGTAAGCTAACTCGGTAGAAGCGATGGACTGAAAATCCATAGGAGTTGGTTCGACACCAACACTTCCCACTCAGGATTACTGTTCCCCGACAGCAATCCTACATCGGAGGGTTCCCACTTATGATAATCCTCCGAAACCTCACATAGAATCTCCCCAGTGTGAGGTATGGACCATTAGCTCAGTTGGTTAGAGCATCCGGCTCATAACCGGACGGTCTGGGGTTCGAGTCCCTGATGGTCCACGCATGGCAATCCGGCACGAAACTATAAATATAGCCATGGCAGTGAAGCTACGCCAAGATACACCGGAGGAAGTAAGGCGGCTGAGTGCGGCGGTGCAGTGCAGAAACGGTATGACTACCGCATGACCGTGACGGCTACCAGAGGTAGCAGACAAGAGAGGATGCAAAAAGATGTATATTCCTGAATTTTGGTGCGGTGTTGCCGCAACGATAATCACAGAAGTAATAATTGCAATCGCATATTCCATATATGCAGACCACAAGAAAGGAGGCAAGAAGTAATGAACAAAGCTGAATTAGTACAGGCTATGGCTGATGAAGCCGGACTTTCTAAGAGTGATGCTGAAAAGGCGCTCAACGCATTTGTGGAAGTTGTCGGCGGAGAACTTGGCAAAGGTGGAAAAGTGCAGTTGGTCGGTTTCGGAACATTTGAAGTGACTGAGCGTGCTGCCAGAGTTGGCAAGAATCCACAGAACGGTAAAGAGATTTCCATTCCGGCTTGCAAAGCACCTAAGTTCAAAGCTGGTAAAGCACTGAAAGATGAAGTGAATCGCTAAATGATCGGAGCGAACTTGGTGTAGTGTGGTGGTTCGATTCCACCTGTGGGTGTAGCTCTAGCGATTAAGATTCCCACCGCTTCTTTCCTAATGTTCTTGGCGATACAAAGAAAATTCGGGGCGAACGGCAACGATTGGTGGTGTTGCGGCGGACTGTAAATCCGTTCCCTCGTGGTAAACATTGGAGGTTCAATTCCTCTTTCGCCCATTTCGGTGTAATGAGCCGAGAAAGTAATCTTGCAAGAAAAAATCAATATCAGGAACCCATTTACGCTTGTGCGGTTAATTGCCTTTCGGTAAAAAGGAACGCTCCTCTGTTCGATTAGTCAAGCGGTCAAGATACCACCTTTTCACGGTGGGGACGGGAGTTCGATTCTCCCATCGAACATTTCAACTGAGAATAACGCTGACTGTTTATAGTTGGTTTAGTGTTCCGGCTGAAAAGTATTGGCGAAAGCCGTGGTAAGCAATCATTAAATAGGGAGATTGCAATGCTCACTGAGAGGCTTATGTGAGTAGTCTGGGAAAGCCGACAGGACTTAAAATTGGAGAGCTTGCGTAAGTCACGCTAAAGACCACTGTTGCAACGGTGCCTACGATAGCATAACTGGAAATGCCACGGACACCATGCCGGGGAAAGTGGGGTTCAACTCCCCACCGTAGGACGAGCGGATTTCTTAACTGATTTTCTTAGTCCGGCTTTAACAGGAAAGAAAATTGGCGGTGGCGAGGTTCCGGTGATCACCAAGTGCTTTTTCATTACCAAGAGTTTTTAAGAAAAACTCCGGTGCGGAAAATTTACTGCTTAGAGTGCACGAGCGTTACAGCGATTTAAGCGGCGGTGGAAACTTCCGAGAAAGACCTGATTATAGATGTGCGTGAGCCGTAACCAATCGAGCCGTCATGCTTAGTCAGGCGCAGAGGAATGTAGTAGAGGCGGAGAACTGCGATAACAACGTACATCCGAGGTAAGGCGATAAAGAGTTGGACTCGCCAGAGGTTCTTTGAGTATGTAGTCGGTGGATTATGAGAACCATGTGGAGGGGTGTAAGGTCCGAGAACCACATTAAAAAATGAAATACCTTTGTTGGCAACTGTCTTACACGTTGCATCGGTTCGGTAGTGGCAACCATCCAAGCTGCCGCCGGACTGCATTGGGGTATAGCTCAGATGGATAGAGCACAACACTACGGATGTTGGTTAGCGCAGGTTCGAGTCCTGTTACTCCAATAATGGCTTGTAGCTCAGTGGTAGAGCGTCTGACTGTTAATCAGAATGTCGTGGGTTCGATCCCCACCTTGCCAGTTGGAGACACTTGACTTACTCTTTCAAAGCACTCCATAAAAAGGTTACGAAAGGGCGTTTACGACCGGCGGATAGAGGAGCTCCGACTTGTACGTTACCAAGGGAAAACTACTCTGCCGTGTGTCCGGTTGGTCGAGGGTGCGGTCTTGAAAACCGTCTGGATGTAAAAGTCTCTGGGGTTCAAATCCCTAACACGGCGTTTATATGGCTCTATGGTATAAAGGTTATTACGCCCGACTGTCTATCGGAAAATTTGGGTTCGATTCCCAATAGAGTCGTTATGGTGCATTGCCGTAATGGTAGCGGAGTGGCTTGCTAAGCCATCCGGCAGAAATGCCGTATAGGTTCGATTCCTATATGCACCGCTATGAGGCCGTATTCCACCGGTGGAGGAGGTCTCAGAATTTGGAGTTGCCGGAATAGGTAGACGGATAATCATAGTAAAGGAATGGGGTAGGCGAAAGGTAGGCGCGAGGACAAGCCACAGAAACAGCCGTAATCCTACCGCCCCAATAAACTACTGAAAATCATAACTATTGTACCGAGTACCAACAGCGAAAGGTGTGGCTAACAGTAGCATAGTTCCATAGTGGGTGCAAATCCCATTACTCCAAAGCCGTCCTGACTTCGGACGCTAAACCAGTTGGGGTTAGAGAGATTACCCGAAAGATAGTTCCTATTGGCATACCCGGTGGTTAGGGTGTATCACAGCAAACCATAGTGAGTGTACGGAAATATTTAATCAAGTCCACCGTTCAGGATGTCGGCTGTGTGACGGTTAAGAGTGATTATGCGAGAAATACGACATAGCAGAAAACTCGGAGGTTCTTGTGGGGCGAAGAACCATTATGGCGGAGTGGAGCAGTGGTAGCTTGCCGGGTTCATGCCCCGGAGGTCACAGGTTCAAATCCTGTCTCCGCAATCTTGCGTGGTAGTTCAACGGAGAGAACATTATGAGCGGTTGTCATGCTTCATGTGACACGGACAGCAATAATTCTTTTTTCGATGGTAACGAAGAGATGATGGTTCGATTCCATCCCACGCAACTCATACGGTGTCTCAAAGCAAAAGTAACCAGAGACTTAATGATTCGCGGCTAGGTGTGAAAGCCGAGGACACGGAATGTTAATTTGCCCTAAGCGAAGAGATTGTGAGATGAAACACACAAATAATCAGAACGCCGTATAAAACAGAATATGGAGAGGTGGCGGAACTGGTAGACGCAATTTACATTGTGAAAACGTATCATTTCTGTGATACAAACAGCAAACAACACACTAGGGAATAAATGTAGTGTAGGTTCAAATCCTACCCTCTCCAATCAAGGCGATGGCGCAAATGTCCTTATAAATCAAGAAGATGCGCCAATTACATGAGTGAGGTAGCTCAGTTGGTAGAGCACGAAAGAAAAATGGATCATGTTTGTGATCCAAACAGCAATCTTTCATTCCATGCTAAGGACGTTGTCGGCGGTTCGAGTCCGTCCCTCACTCTATATGGCGATGTGGTGCAAAGGGAACACAGCAGCTCTGTTAAGAAGAATGTCATGTTAGTGGCATAACCAGCAAACTCCTTTCAATAACAATCCCAAGCTGCGGATAGGGGTTCGATTCCTCTCATCGTCTCTGCCCCGATTGCCGGTTATGGTAAACCGGATGGAACATGGTTGACAGGAGTGTTCCTTACAGCAATCGAGCATACGGGTTCAAGTCCTGTCGGGGCAATTAAGTGACGCTTACAGCAATCTTTCAAAACAGAAAATTCCATTGACAATATTTTCCCGTTTGAAACAGCGTCATGTAAAGAAATGAGGTTGCCTATGAACCGAAAAGAAGATTATAGGGATATGGAAAAGTATCATAAGGCGTGTCAGAGACAGCATAGGCGATATTACAGCAAAACGTCATTTCTATATCCGTCTCATCCGTGGACTGCGGAGGAAGATGCACTGGTAATCAAACATGAGATTACCGATTCTAAACTGTCTGAGAAGATTGGTCGTTCTGTCGGAGCGATACATAATAGGCGGTATGAACTTAAAAAGTTAGCCAGATAGGCATAAAACTTTACATGGGACACTTACAGCAACCCTTTTGGATATGACTGTTAATCATAAACCCCAATAGTGTCCTGACAATGAAACGGTAAACAATTTTATAGGGACTCCTACAGCAATCACAATGGTTAAAGCAAATGTCTAAAAAACAATGTGAAACGGTTCAATTCCGTAAATGAGAGTCCTGGAAAGGTAGGAAAACATGAGCTTTGCAGATGCAATGAGAGAAGAGGGTAGATTTACCCGGACTGAAAACGGTGCAGTGGCACTGAATACTTCTGGCGATGCCAGATTAGATCTGTTTGGTACAATCGGATCGCTGAGAGAGGCTGATGAGAACAGAATTACCACTCTGTTTGCGGAGGCATACGCACAGGACAAACTCTTTGCTACAAAGATTGCGTTCTATGCAAGAGACATTCGTGGCGGTCTTGGAGAGAGAAAGACTTTCAAAACCATTATCCGTTATATGGCAGAGAAACACCCAGAAGCACTCAGACCGAACCTTGATTTGGTTGGCGTGTTCGGGAGATATGATGATCTGTATGAGCTTATCGGTACTCCATTGGAGGACGATATGTGGGCGGCAATGAAGAAACAGTTTGAGGAAGATTTACAGAACCTCAATGCCGGAAATGCAATTTCTTTACTTGCAAAATGGATTAAGACCGCAGATGCAAGCAGCTCTGCCACAAGAAAACTCGGAATCCTTACGGCGCAGAAATTAGGCTATCCGGTCTACAATTTCAAGAGAATCGTCCGTAGTATGAGAAAACAGATCGGTGTCGTTGAAAGTCTTATGTCAGCCGGAAGATGGGATGAAATCAAATACCCGGAAGTTCCGAGCCGTGCAATGATGATTTACCGCAAGGCATTTATGAAACATGATGCTGAGAGATTTGGAGAGTTTATCAGCAAAGCAGAAAAGGGAGAGGTAAAGATCAATGCCTCAACACTATTCCCTTACGATATTGTTGAGAAGATCCTTTACGGCAGAGAGAGCAACAAGGTACTTGAAGCCCAGTGGAAAGCCTTGCCGGATTATGTGGAGAAAGGAACAAACGCTTTAGTTATGGCGGATGTGTCCGGTTCCATGAGAGGCAGACCTATGGCAACATCAATCGGTCTTGCAATCTATTTTGCAGAGAGAAATGTGGGTGCATACCACAATCTGTTTATGACATTCTCTGACAGACCAGAGACGGTTATTCTGAGGGGAGAAACCCTTGAACAGAAGATCCGCAACGTAAGCAGAGCAAATTGGGATAATAACACAGACCTTAAAGCTGCTTTTGAGAGGGTTCTTGAAATTGCGGAAAAACACAATACTCCGCAGGAGGAAATGCCGAAAGCAATCGTTGTCATATCAGACATGGAAATTGACTGTTGTGGAAACCGTGAGTGGTCTTTCTATGACAAGATGGCAAATAAGTTCCGCAAGACCGGTTATGTAATTCCTAACATTATCTTCTGGAATGTGAACAGCAGACACGATGTATTCCATGCAGATCACAACCGTAAAGGCGTGCAGCTTGCAAGCGGACAGTCCGTGACGGTATTCAAACAGATCCTGCAGAACCTTGGCTACAATCCGGTTGAGGCTATGGAGAATACAATCAATTCTGAGAGATATGATTGCATCACAGTCGAATAGAGTAAATACTGACCGGGGCAAATAGCTCCGGTCAAATAAAATATAAAAGGAGATAACCACC